CCATGCGTATGAACCATAACAACCCAGAGATGTTCTACAAGCACCCAGAGCAGACAATGCAAGAGCGTGCTCACGTAGGTGCTGCTTCATGGATTGAAGCCCCTGCGGTCCTCTCAGAGTTCGTACAAGGCGCTGTAGCAGGAGATGGCATGCCATCCTTTGAGTATGAGTACAACACGGGTGGACACATGAACCGTCCAAACCCAACTGTAGTTTACGACTAAATAATGGACTACGGCGAAGCACCAACTCCTGGTGCCGCCGAAGACTCTGAACCTGCGCCGTACCAAACGTCACTGCGTATCCAGAGTGCTGAAGGTGGTATACCTATTGCGGCAGTGTACGCTGGTTTTAAAACTACGTACAACTTTAAGCCTGCGGCTGCTGCTCGGCGTATGGCCTTTGCCGAGGCTGCGGCACATTACAAATACTTTGAAGCGGCTACTGCCATTCATAACCCATATGTGCCACCACGCCGCAGTCCAAAAGGCGGTATTGACCGTCAGCGCCGCCTAACAGGAAACGGTGAAATCTTTACAGACCCGCTGGATGCTTTTAAGCCTCAGCGGTTTAAGTCTACAAAACTCAACGACCCTTCACGCCTGACCTACAAATCAGGTGGACCAAGTCGTTGGGAAAAGAAAGGTTTATCCGCTTATCGTGCGGCTAACAAAGATAACGTTGATGGAGTACCCGACTGATGGCTGCTGACCATATATCCAGTTTAGAAAAAAGACTTGCTGAAGTCTCAGAAGATGAAGTTCTTAAATATGCTTCAGGGCCAGGGCTTAAAGCAGCCCAAGAAACTTTTGGTGCTATCTCACGAGATACTAGAGGAACTTCCAAGGCTGGAAGACTTATGCGGGGTGGTTTAAAACCTTACTTACTAGGTGGTAGTACAAAACTTGACCACAACGACACTTCTGGTATTGCTTCTGTTCTAGGTTCCCATCAGTGGATTCAATACATGCAGCCTGCTAACGCTTCACAAATTCCAGGTTGCAACACTTGTGGTTCAAACACAAAAGGTTGTACAGCCGCTTGTTTAGGTAAGTCTGGTCAACTAGGTCTTGCTTCTGGTGAAATTGCTAAAGAAGCACGTACTGCTATGGCTTGGCATGAGCCTGCTAAATACCTTGGACTTCTTCATAACCAGATTGGACAACGTGAGCGTGTAGCAGCACGTGAAGGGCGAGCCCCTATTATACGCCTTAATGGTACTTCTGATATTGGTTGGCATCGTCTGCCTTCTGCCCCAATTATTCTAGGTTCACGCCCTGGAACTCTTTTTAGTGAGTACACTAAGTTCAACACTGGTGATGTTGTAGACCATGAAGATTCTAATGATTATGACAACTACGAATGGATTCATAGCATTACAGAAAATACAACTACTAATCGTATTAAACAAATTGTAGAAACACAAACAGAACGTGGTCATAGAAATGTGGCTGTTCCTTTTGACATGAAAAAAGGTGACCCTGTTCCTAACGTAGTAACACTTCGTGATAAGTCTGGTGCATCTATTGACCTACCCGTTGTCAAAGTTAAGGGAGTATCAGTTGGAGATGCCCATGACATGCGTGTGCGTGACCCACAAGAAGGTGGTGTTGTTGCCCTTCGTGCCAAGGAAATTGTTCAAGATGGTAAGCGTGGAATCTTTGATAATCGTGGCTTTATTCGTCCTGTAGAGACACCCGTAAGCATTAGTACACGCCCTTCTCGTAGCGCCGCTTTCCGAGGATAACTCATGGACCCTGCAATCGCTTCCATTGTTGTCGCCATTATTGGACTCTTCGGAAGCGTTGCTGTTGTTGCTATAAAAGAGTTTAAAGACATGAAACACAAGAACTCTGCTGACCACGGTGCAGTCATGCTAAAACTAAACAAAGTTCAAGACACTGTGGAAAAGGTTGGGGACAGACTTAACAACCACATTGATACACATCAAAAGAATTAATCTGCTAACATAATCCTGACCACAATCATGTGCTAGTTCATGATTCGGAATAAGGTTAGGAAATATGGATAACAAAAAGCCCATGAGCCTCACAGAGGCTTTTGCTAATCCAAAAGCGGGAAGGGACAACACCGACTGTAAGTTGATGCGTATCCGCCCAAATTTGGATGTGCAAGACCAAGAAACTCTTGACAGAGTTGTAGACGCAATCCGCTCAGATATTGGTAACGGTAAATCAAAAACATATAGTGTTTCATGGTTACATCGTGTTCTTAAAAACTTAGGACAATCAATATCCACAAGCAGTATCCAACGACACATTAATGGAAGTTGTGGATGTGGGCCAACTAACTGAACAGTTTAAACCTCAGTTTGGCCCATCATGGGACCCAGTACGCCAAGGTCCTGCAATTAAACTTCCAAAAGTTACTGTAAAGCCATCTCTTTCTGATTGGAAGAAATGCGTTGTACTTCCTGATATTCAGGCAGGTTTTTTTAGAGGACGAGATGGAAATCTAACCCCTACGCATGACCCCCTTGCTATTTCTTATGCAGTAGCAGTTGTTAAAGCAGAAAAGCCTGACATCATTGCATTAAATGGGGATAACACTGACTTTCCAGAATTTGGTAAGTACCGTCTAAGCCCTGCGTATGCATTGACAACACAGGCAACCATTGACTACATGACTACCCTTTGTGCACAACTACGAGATGCGGCTCCGTATGCTCGTATTGTTTGGATTGAAGGTAACCACGAGGCACGCCTTACAAACTCAATTTTAGATAACGCAAAAGCATCTTTTGGTTTAAAGCAGGGTAACAAGCCAGATAGTTTTCCTGTGCTCTCTGTGCCCTTCCTGTGCCGTTTGGACGACTTTGGTGTTGAGTACCTTGCTGGATACCCTGCAAGTCAACTTTGGTTAAACAACCGAATTAAAATTATTCATGGTCACAAAGTTGCTTCAGGTGGTTCTACTGCCCACAAGTACCTAAGCACAGAGAAAGTTTCTGTTGTGTATGGACATATCCATCGCCGTGAATGGGCAGAACGCACACGCCAAGATTGGGATGGTGCAAAAACAGTTGCTGCTATTTCATTTGGTTGCCTTGCTCGTGTATCAGGTGAAGTACCTTCAACTAAGGGTGGTATTGACCTTGATGGTCGCCCACTAACCATTGTGGAAGACTGGCAACAAGGCTTAGGGGTAATACACTACAAAGAAGGTGATGGTCCGTTTCATCCTGAAATGCTTCCAATCCACGATGGAACAATGTTTTACAAAGGAAAAGTGTTCGGAGAATGACAACTATTGTTGGAATACAGGGTGATGGTTACGCCATAATTGCTAACGATTCACGCATTTCGGATACAGACTCAAATGGGTTTGTATCACGGATATCTACAGTGCGCCCTGGTTCTGGCAAGGTTGCCAAAAACGGCAAATATATCATTGGAGCGGCTGGAGATATGCGTGCAATTAACCTTTTGCACCATGTCTTTAACCCTCCAGCACCACCAGCAACTCTTCTTGGAATACGTTTAGACAAGTTTTTTACTTCAAAGTTTATTCCTGATTTACGAGAATGCTTTGATTCACAGGGTTATTCGTCCCCTAATAATGACCAATCAGACCATGTTGCAGAGCAAGGGTCATCAATCCTCGTGGCTATTAACGGTGTTATCTATGTTATTGACAGCGACTATTCGTGGGCTTCCGACAACAATGGTCTCTACGCTTTGGGGACGGGGGGCCCATACGCATTGGGTGCTCTTAAGGCTCTTTTTCCCAAGAAGAAGTTGACCGCTCCCCAAGCGAAAAGTCTTGCCCTCAAGGCCCTTACCGTTGCGGCTCATTATGACCCTCATACGGGTGCTCCATTCTATGCACAGATTCAAGAGCAGTAAGTCTCTAGATACAGTATTATTAAAGGATACCCTATCACAAGGAGCACTCATGGCTACGAAGAATCAACAGGTCGCAGACCAAACTCTAAAGGGTGCAGTTGTTGGCGCACTTTCTTATTTTCTTGCTAAGGCAAACATTGATGCTGGCGCACAAGCCGCAATCATGCCTCTTGTCATTACAGGTCTTGCATACGCAAGCACACTTGTAGGTGACAAGGGAACAGCAAACTTCCTCACTAAGGCATCACAGGAACTTCCTGAACTTGTAGAAGAAGTAACTGTAGCAGTTGAAGAAAAAAAGGAAGCCGCTAAGAAGGCTCCAGCCAAAAAGGCAGCCCCTAAGAAAACTGCCCAGTAAAACTGTAGTAAGGTCTAATCCATGGCAGTTGACTTTTGGTCACCCTCATATAGAGCAGCATCAAGCGACCTAACAGTTGCTATTAGCCCGTTAGGGCTAGTAGAACTTGCAGACGAAGAGTTTGAAGTCCATGGCCCACGCCTAAACCGCTACTCAGCCGCATGGGCTTGGTATCTTGGTCACCACTGGTCCTACCGCCGTGAGATGGGCGAATCACAGTTCTATATGAACTACGTCCGCACTATGTCGGACTACATTACTAACTTTTGTTTTGGTAAAGGTATTCAATTTCATGTCCCTGAGCAGAATGCTGCTGTAATCCCACCACTTCTTCACAAAGTGTGGGATGGCGATAACAACAAGCATTATGTTCTTTGGGAAATGGGACAACTAGCGTCAGTAACAGGCGATTGCTTCGTAAAGATTGCCTACGAAGAGCCTTATGTGGATTCTGTGGGCTTGCAGCACGAGGGACGTATTCGTATTATCCCTCTTAACCCAGCGCATTGTTTCCCTGAGTACCACCCGCATGACCGTGACCGTCTAATTCGTTTTAAACTTAAGTATCGTTTTTGGGGAACATCCCCTGAAGGTACTCGTCAGGTTTACACTTTTGTTGAAATCTTGTCTGACGATATGGTTCAACAGTTTGTTAATGACGAACTGATTGACCAATACCCTAATGCTTTGGGTCAAATTCCTGTTGTACACATTCCTAATACAACTATCTCGTCTTCTCCTTGGGGTCAGTCAGACATCTGGGATATCATCCCACTTAACCGTGAACTAAACGAGAAGATGACTGAAGTTTCAGACATCATTAACTATCACGCTGCTCCTGTAACAATTATTACTGGCGCTAAGGCTTCTCAATTGGAGCGTGGACCTAAGAAGGTGTGGGCAGGTCTTCCTAAAGATGCCAACGTCTTTAACCTTGAATCTCGTGGTGAAATGTCTGGTGCCTTGGAGTACGTCAATTTCATTAAGCGCACAATGCACGAGATTACAGGTGTCCCTGAAACTGCTCTTGGGCAAATGCAACCCATTTCAAACACTTCTGGCGTGGCTTTGGCTATTCAATACCAGCCAATGATGAACCGCTACAGCATGAAGAAGATTCACTTTA